AACTTGAAAGATTGCGTAGTTTGTGGTGTCTGCTGATATACCGTCATGATCAACGATCTTAACGGCTACAACTTGCATACGCTCATGGAAACAGATCGAGATGTTGTCAGCGGCTCCGGCTGTTGTGTTTAATCTAACGTCTACGGGGTAATAATAAGACATTTTATTCTCCAATAAAAGGGTCGGGGGATTGCTCCCCCTATTGATTCATTAATTATAGTTTGAAGCCGAATGCGACGTTTTTAACTGCATCAGCGTCAAGAGATCCGAATGTCAATCGCTCAGTTGCTACCATGTTGTAAGCACCCGATTTGATGTCTTGCTCTTGTGCTACCTGTATTCCACGTCGAGCAAAGATATTCCAACTGTCACGAGATACACAAAGGATCCCAGTTGTAGCACCGCCGCCACCGGTAAAGAGTCCAGTATTCTCCAAATCATCAGACAAGAAACGAGATACAACGATCGGCATTCCGAAGATCGATCCCATTTGACCGGTCAAGATTGTTGCTTGTGGTCCGAACTTGTCAAGGGTGATGACCTCAGCCAATCCAAGCAAGTTTTGGTACAATGCTTCAGGAGACACGATCAATACTTTGTCAGATGATGCGTATTCGCCTAACTTGCTGATCAATTGAAGCATTTTTGCAGAGTCGATCCCTGATACATCCAAAGTAGTTAATTTATCAAAGGAAGCAGCACGGAGACCAGTAAACAAACGTCTATGATCGTTTGATCCACCGAGGCCAGCGGCGCCCCAGCGATCGCGGATGTTCCAAGAAGCGATCGCGTCTTGATGAGTAGCAGCAGCATCACCGTTAATGATTGCATCCTCAACAGCGTCGCGCATATCTTTGGCGATCATGCGTTGCATAGCAGGAAGCAACAACACAGCAGAATCTTCGATCAATTCTTCATCAAGAATGTAACGAGTTGACAAGCCTTTTGCAGTGATCTGAGTCTGTCCCATTGATACAGTAGATACTGGATACAATGCTGGATTGTCACTACTTACGGTTCCTTTGATGTAAGGACGGCCGCCACGGTCGATGCGAGGGGCGAGCATTGTGTTAGAAGTCATTTGCACTTCAGAGAACAAAGAGCGCACAACTGTAGGCACTTCAAACTTCATGTGAAGTTCAGCCAAGAATTGATCAGGAATCAGTTCAGCACCTACACCAGCGCCGTCGTAGTTTGCTTTTGAAACTTGAGCAGCGATTGAGCGAGGAGCAACAGCCAAATGACGAGCGATAGCAAGATCCAATTTTGGAGTATGCTTCTCACCGACAAGCATGTTTTTAACCATGCGGCGATCGTTGGCAAGGCGCTTCATTTCGACGTGCCAGTTTGACAAGTTCTCTTCAGTGTCAAGCAATCCGGCTTCGTGTACAGTTTGCAAGCCTGTTGCAGTCTTGACTTGAGTCTTGCCAGCAGTCCAGCGGATCGATCCGTCTTTGTTGACAAACTTTTTGAGTTCTGAATCTGTACCGGTGATCTCTACAGAGTCGGCACGATATACAGCCTCTTCCGTGAGTCGCTGGGCTTCTTTCAGCGCTTTCATTTGTTGCTCAATGTTGGCAACTTTTTCATCTTGGTTGTTGCGGAGGTTTTTCAACTCTCCCATGATTTGCTTAACTGCATCAATATTCGACATAATAAACTCCAATGTCTAATTGTTAAATTGTCTAAGTTCGCGGAGGAAGTCGTCGAGACTCATGAATTTTTCTTTGTCTTCGTCTTCGTCCTTCATTTTGTCTTTTTCGTCTTCGCTGTGTTCATCATCGTGATATTTTTCTTCATCATCATCGTGATATTTTTCTTCATCGTGATCGTCATCGTGCTCGCGCTCTTCCTCTGACTCCTCTTCTTTCATGGCGTCTTCTTCCATGTCTTCGGGAGAGTGCCCAGCAAACTCGACTAGATAGTTTCCATTGTCCAACTCTTGAACAGATATAATGTGTTTGTTGATGATCAAGGAGCGAGCAACGTCGGCAAGTCCGATCTCTCTAGAAAATTGCTTAGACAAAGTAGCCTCATTGTTTGCGGGTATTGTTACGATAGAAACTTCTAAAAGTTCGGATGCCTGAAAGTAAGATCCTGACTTTCCATAATAAGGATGATCAGAAGGCAAAGAAGCACGGCTGACAGTTTTGCTCGGTTGGAATCCGACCGAAACAGCATTGATATAGCCATCGCGCACTTTCTGCTCAATCGTTTTCGCCATGTCGTCTTTTTGGTCAAATTCCACCTCCAGCATTAATTGCTCATTCTCGACATAGGCCTTGCCCTTGCCGATCGGCATCTGTGCGGGATTGTGATTGAATAGCACAACAGGATTTCTATTGTAAGCGCGCAGATCCCAACCCTTTTGATCTACAACATCTCCATATCGATCAGGAGTCGCCGTAGACGCTACAAACCGTATAGGCTTGTCTTGTGTTGTCTGCTTTGCTTGAAAGTTCTTAAAATGCATTTGTGCCCCTCTCAGATATGGTATAGCATACAAGATCTAATGTCGAAGATTTATTTGCGCTCTCTGTATTTCTCATAGCATTCTTTTGTGCCGTCAAGAAACGATTCACAATGATCAATGATGATCTGTGAGTTCGCTACGTTCGCAATCTCCTCACACTCTGCGCCGCTTGTTTTCGCCTCAACTCCGCGCCCCATTACTCGGCAATACATTTCCCGACAAAGCAAGTCCCCGTTTTCTTTGATGTATTCAGCGCTGCAAGGTTCAACGAGCAAATCTAAATTCGTCAGTTGCTTCGCAACATCTGAGACAGGATCGACAGGCTCCACAATAATCGGGCTTACTGGCTGACTGACTGGCTCTTTTTTCTTCTTTGTAATTATCAGTGTAGAAGCGCCGCCCAAAATGAGCCCGCTCAATCCAACAATCAAATATCCCGTTAACATGCTGATCTCCTTTATTTGCATTTTAATCCTCTATGATAATTGGGGCAATAGTACAACGACAGTTAACATCCATTGAAGCCGCACCAAAAGAAGCGGGCGCCGGTCCTGCGTATCCGTCAACTTTAAAATCTTCGTCTACTGGGATCGGGGGCTGGCTTCCGAGTTCCAAATGCGACTCCCTGACTTTGTCGTCACGCGAATCGATCCACTCTTTCAGCACCTTGACACCCTCCTGATCTTCAAATTGTTTGTATGCGTCATTGGTGGCCGTGTTGATTGCCTTTGTGGTTTCAGTCTGTGCGATACGTTGCGCCCGTGCTGCGTTAAATGTTGTTGCCGATCGGATATTCTCGGCGATCTGTTTGTTGCTCAATCCCTGCTGTATGCCTGCCCTTACTAGCCTTTTGACTTGCTTCTCGTTTGTGTTGTTAATCTGCTTCGCCATTGTCAAGATCTGACGCTCCATAATTGGACGCTCGCCAAATAGAAGATCCAGCGGTTTTGTTTTGCCTGTCATGTCGTACAACAGCCCGACCGTATCGTTTCCAGTCAAGATAAAGATCGTACGATATGCGCGCCCGATCACTTTTTGAATCTGTGTGATTTCTGCCACGCGTCCTAGTATCGTCGTATAGTCGATCGCCTTGCTCTGTTGCTGGTTTATAATCGCCTGTGCTAGTGTCTCCGCCCGTCTAGCGTATCGATCTGCAGCGTCATCAAGGTAAATCTCAACAGCCCTCTTCATTGCCCTCTCAGCGGGTACAACTTGCCTTTTGATCCACTGTCTCCAATATAGATCCTTTTGTGCTTTTGTCATAGATTGAGATAGGTCCCGCTTTTCTGTTAGTCGCTTCTTTTCTGCGCTGATCACTTTGCGCATATGTGACAATCCACGAGATCCAACGACTAGCCATTTAATTTGAGCAACTACACCAGCAAGCCGAAAATCTTTCAGGTGTCGCGCTGCCCATGCCTCACGGGTACGGATCGCGAGTTCCTCGGTGCGTGTCTCTGCTACGCTGCTCTCGCGTTCTGCAATGGGCTTCAGGCGGTTGTATTGCTTGTTACCGAGGATATTGCCGCCGCGCTTCCATATCTGAGGCCAGTTCTCTTTAAGATCTTGCGCCTCATCATGTGGAAATCTCTCATAATCTGAATTGCGCAATGCAACCTGCTGATCATCGCCATCGTCTGGGAAGTTTGTGGGATCTTTATCGCCTACACTGCCCCGCATTTGTGGTGCGTCAATCTTTTTTTTTTCGTCTTTGCCAGACATCGGGTGATCTTTGGGTAGTAAATCAGTGTCATGCTTGCCGCTTCTGTATTTGCCATTTCTCAGCGCGTAGAGATACGAGTTAACGCGAGCCATCGCCCACTGTTGCGGACTGCTGACACTAGGGCGCACTGATCCCGGATTGTTACGATATGCCCCGATCCCTCGCCAATATACGACGGCAAGCCGCAATTTTGTCGTTGTCTTTGCTTTGTTTTGATTTACGTCTTCATTGTGATCCGTTGCCTTTTTGGTGAGTGCTGTTTGTGTGGCGTCCGGCAGTTCGTCGAAAGCCTCCTGCATGTTGCCGATCTTTGCAAGTTCGTCTTCCTTTGCTCGCTGTACTAGGCTGGTCAATGCTTGCTCGATCGCTTCTTCTGACTGGCTTTCTTCTGTTTTCTCTGTCTCTCCAAATGGGCTATCCGTCAAGCCCTCGTATGCATATGCCTCACTGGCTGACATGCCGGATTCAATGTGTATTCTTATCCGTTCAAGTTTCTCAGTGCGTACAGCCTGCAATGCGTCAACGCCTGTAAAGTCAATCATCACATGCAACGCGGGATCAAACTGCTGGGCAATCCGTGTCATGAACTGCTCCAGTTTACGCGCCCGCTTTTGTTGGATCTCGTAATATGTGATCGTGGCCTGTCGGGCTGTGGCGTAGTTTGCATCAGGCAAGCCGAGCACGGTTGAAGGCACGCCACACACAGCCGATATGTTTTCTCGTACCATCTCCCGCAAAGCCTGAAACTCTAGATCACGCGGTGATAGGTTGAGAGATTCGACAGAGATCCCTCCGCTGAGAGCCATCGCCCCGCCGTTCTCAGTCATGGATTTATAGGCTTGCATGATCTCCTGTCTGCGTCGCCTGTCCCATATGTCAGCCGGATCGGTAGGAGATAGAAGGACATCCGGCCGCCCTTGCTTGCTTACACTGCTCGCCATGCGTTGCGCGTTGATGTCTGCCGTGATCTCCTCGTTCAACGCCTCGACAATCCCTGATCCGTACAATTCACCCGATGATCCATAATCCCAAGAGGCGTTACGTATATGGATCACTCTTTCGGGTGGATAGATCGCAGTGTTGCCGCCGTCGCTGTATTCATAGCCCTCGATCATTTTGATCGGGTCTGGGATTATGCGCACGCTTTCGGGGTGCAGTCTGTAGAGGCTTGTCGGACTCTTTGGGTCTCCAACGATCAGCGTGTAGACGTTGCCTGTCATCATGAGATCAACAATGAACTGCTCGCGGAATAAATACCCATCGGTAATACTTGAAGGCTGACGAAATAGATCTAGCACTGGATGATCGTCGATCTCTGTCTGTGCCTCTCCTCGCCCTCTGAGGAGTTTTATCGGCAATGACGCTATGTCTTGACTTGCACGGGTTACACAGGCATGAGTATAGGCATGCTTGCCAAATACAGCCATAGATTGACGGGGGCTGAATACAGGCGCAACGCCGTTGCCCGTGCTCCACGATGCGCCGTGCTCTGGCACTTTTGGATTGGTCTGCACCTGTCCAAATGCGCGAGCAATAAACGAGGGTACAAAACGAGTCAGCCAGTTAGAAGCGGCGGGCGGTTGTTTCTGTTGCTGCATGTCATCTCCTGTCAATGAGTGCACTATATCAGATTTATGTGACTATTGACACGGCGATCCATTTCTAAAGAAGGCGAGGGCCGCCCTTATCCCCATAGTTGCAGCCCTCAAAAGAACATTGCTCGGATCCCTCAATCCAATCAAGATAATCATTGTATATCAAGATCGCATAATTTGTACAGCAATCTTTTTTGCGTTCTGTGGTTTTTCCAGCATTAGAGCGAGTGCAATGATATGCTTGCAGTATCCGCTCTTTCTGTGGTGTCTATGCTCGTATGAGGGGCAAGTACAAGACGCGCGACCAATACTGTTTATCGCCACTGTGTAGCCTTCTGAATCTGGCTTGTGGATTGTTGCGTGGAATGTGTAGCGATCTAGATAAGTATTGTGAATCTGTATGCAGCCCCTAGCCTCTAACTCTTGGATCTTCTGTATGTGCGCCTTGACCTTTCGCGGATCTTCGCTGGCTAACAGATCATAGATTTGAGCAAAGAAATACTCGATAATCTCTTGCCCTGCGCTTTTAAATATATCAGTTCTGAACATGTTGTATCCGTTGTTGAAAAGGGGGGCAATCGCCCCCCTGCTTTGTTGATTGATTATCTTGCCCAAGAGTACTCTAAGGCAAATCTTTTGATTGTTTCTTTGACGTGTTGAAGAAAATCAATATTGCCTTTAGTGAGATCGTTTTGCTTTTTGATTTCAGTAAGGAACTCAATCAAGTTAACTGTGCAGTGGTTAATACGTTGAGCATGATAGATTTCTACACTAGGATGATTTGTATTCTGATATTTGCGTTCATTATTTGTTGCTGTGTTCATCCAGTAGCAGATTTCAAGTAAAAGTTTGTCGGTTTTGTTGCTTTGCATTGTCTTTCCGTTGTTGTTGTATGCATCATTGCTTACTCTCTTATTATATATACATATTTATACAATGTCAACAACTTTATACACTTTTTTGTATTTATTTTATGAATCTCTCATAATCGCAGTGCTCGCATTTGTATAAAGGATCTCTTCCTCGCATTCTGTCAGTTGGCTGAGAGCCTTGAGCAGAAAGACAAAGTATGCGGTCTTTGGGATACTCCTGCCCCGTATCCAGTTGCGTACATCTTTACGAGATACTCCGGCCCTGTTAGCCAGTTGCTCGATCGTGATATCGTTGCGGTTCATGATTTGCTTGAGCCATTTACTGAAATGTGTTTGTTCCATTGTCGATCCTTTATTGATGCATCTGCCAGCGCTTCAAAAATGCGATCTCGTATCTCAGCGCGTCCAGCGCGTGATCATTCGCTTTGTGTGGTCTGTCGCCCTTCTCAGACTTTGCCCACCTGTATAATCTGAACTCCTTGATCAGTGCTTTACAATTATCATGGATCACAAGGTGCGGCTTGCCTTCTGCATCCAGTGCGAGGCGCTCTTTTACCCAGTTGATCGTCTCTACAACTCCTAAATGTTTGGGCGCGGGCTTGTTGTCTATTCCGCATTCTCGCATCAATGTCATGCGTCCGTCTCTGGATTCAGGATCGGCAACGGTCCAACGATATTGTTCATTGTATCGCCGCTGTATATTGTTGAGATTGCGCCCATTTTCAAGGCTTGTTTTCTCCGTCTTGTAGTATTCTCGATAGACGTGCAATACGTCCTCGCGCTCGTCATGTGCAAAGAACAGACAGGCAAAAGGATTCCTGACACCAAAGTCGATCGCCCTGTCGCGGGGCCAATGTGCAGGCGGCTCAAATGATTCAACGATATGCACATTACGATCGAATTCTGGATACACGATCCCCTGTTGATTTGTGAACTCTCCAAACAAGCGCGATCGCTGGCTTGCTTCGCTCATGTGTGCAATCGCCTTCCGCATTTTAACGCTTGACACATACGGATTATCTAGCCCGCTGATTGTGTATGAGCCGTATCCAGTCTGGGGATTCTCGATAAATACGTCATGCACCCATGTGATCCCCTTAAGGGGTGTCATTGTGCAGATCACTTTTCCTTTGAAATCGATACAGCGCAACATGCACTCGTCAAAGATCGGCTTCTGATGCTCCTCGTCGAGTACGACAAGCGACACCGCGCCACCTTGGAACTTCTCGCGGCCTGACTCCGCAGACATGCTCATAATCTTGCCGCCGTTTGGAAGCAGTGCATGCGCTCGATCCTGTGCTTTCCAGCGTACAAACTTGGTATTGATTGGACAGTACTTCTCTATCTTTGGGCGTAGATATGTGAGCGCGTCGCCATATGACAGCGCAGATACCCAGACTTCACTCGGCTCTTTTGGCAGCAGATCAAGCGGGATCTGATTCAGTGCAGCCCACTCCCTCACCCACCACTCATTTGAGCCAGCCGCAAAAGCAACGGGTAGCATGCCGGCTCCTGATTCAGTCTTTCCGCTTCTGTTACCTCCACTCAATAGAAACGCCTCAGAATGCCGGAGAGCGTGTGCAATGCCCTCCCTTTGTGATGTTCGGCGCTCTGTAATGTTGCAATGTGCACAGGTATATAATCCATTCCCAACAAACTGCATCGGTTGCCCGCATCCTCTCTCCCTGACTGACTGGCTGCTTTTTCCATCCCATCTATGACAATGAGGGATCCAGAGCCGTGCAACGGCTAGCGGGTATTCCTTGGCTATCGTTTCTAGTTTGTTCGATACTTGCAAATACTTGATCAGGTGTTGCTTGTTCATGCGCCCAATATATCAGAATACAAACAGTCTTGACACAAAAAGAGAGCCAGCAAGTTAGCCGGCCCTCTCCAAACAACTATCAATCAAATAATCACCGAAGATCGATCAATGTGCCCTGTATGTATTCCGCTATAGAATTGCAAGGATAGATCAATCTCGTATGATGATGTAATCTAACACATTCCATAGCCTCCACAACATACTCGAATTTCTTCTCGATCCAGATCTGATCGGATACTTGGCTGTGTATCAATACTTTATACATATCAAGCCCCGATTGATTTGATTTTCATGATCACTTCTTCCCATGTTTCAGAGGAGCATACAACCTCACCGCCCTCCAAGAAGATCAAGAGTTTGCTTGTACGCTCTTCGATATGTGAGATCTTGCCAATGTTGATCAAGACTCGCTTTTCTGCTGTGTTTCGTACGATAATCATTTTGCCTCCATTGTATACAGTGCATCCAACTGTCGAAGGTGTTCTAACACCTCTCTTTTTTGTGGGTATGAATCAAGATTGTCGTGTGTGGTTTGTAATCTTGATAGACGTTGCGCAATTCCGTTTATGTGATCTGTTGTGTAGAAATCAGGATAATTTTCCTTTAACGCTCGCCCAATATCATACATTGTTCCATATATGAATTTCAATCTTGCAAACAGTCTCAGCACGTTTAAATCCACTGACTGACTGGCTGACTTCTTAGTATCAATTGGGTGTAATTCGCTTTTGCTGCGCTTCATCACTTCGATCATGTCAATCATAGATCCCTCAACGATAAACGGCTGAGGATCGTTAACTGTCTGAATCTTGCACAGTGAATTCTCACGGGGTGGCCCATGTGCCTCAATAGATACAATGTGATCTACGTTGAGCATGACAGAGCCAGTCCGGCGGATCTTGTCGTTGTCGTCTAGTGTTGCAATGTTTAATCCGATAAACTTGTTCATTTTGCCTCCTTATGCTCTTTCAGCGTTGATCTTGGTTGTGTATAGCATGTAAGCGCTTGAAACATCCGTTACAGGGTGCAGGCACTTTGCAAGCCGATACAGATAATGTACAGCGGGATATACTTCGCCGCCTTTCCATTTGTTGATTGATGCGCTGGATGTGTTGCATGCTGCTGCGATCTCTTTGACTGTCAGATCAGATACTTTGATTTCAGCGTGTAGAAGATCAGAAAATGATCCCTCTCTGCGTAGACGGGCGACAGTGCGCCCCCAGTCTTTGATCTCTTGTCGTTCTTGTGTTGTCATTTTGTGCTCCGTTGTTGTGAATGGGCAGCCGTAGCCGCCCCGTTGTTGATTGATTATCTGATTAAGCCGTTCTTTTTGAAAGTTTGTATTGATTTGTGCATATTATCTTTGAAGAATCCAAACTTATCATCTGCAATCCATTTGTTCCAGTTCTCAAATGGGAACTTGTTAAGCCATGTATAAGCATTCATTAACTCAGCCCAATTCTTGTGAAGTTCTGGCTCTGTGTGGCTGTGAGCGTAAGCAATGTCGC